ACAAATTTTATTCGTGGTGCATCACGAAATGTAATGTTCGACTATCAAAAAATTGAATCATATCGTATTCCTCGCTGGTTCAATTATACTGAACGGTCGGTTGGTGGGATGTATGCAAATCGTTTAATAACGGTTGATCCAATTACGAAAAAATATAGTGACACAAAATTGACGTTGGCCGAAGATTTCCCGCTACGTAAACACTTAAATCAGTATTCAGTGTCAACGGTTAATTCGTATGCTAGGTCGGATCAGCGTATATCATATATGCCTAAACATACGACCAACTTTGATAATTTTGCCGATGTGACTAATGCCGGAACTGCACAACGCCGAGCAATACAGATGCAATCGAGTTTAGCGAATCGCGTAGAGATTACCGTTCTTGGTCGAATGGATTACACAGTAGGACAAAAAGTAGAACTACAAATACCAGCAAATGCAGCACTAAATATTGGTGATGGTGGAAAGTTAGATGAAGTGACAAGTGGGTATTATATCATATCATCGATTAATCATCAGATCAATCAAAAGAATCATAAGTGCACGATGGAATTGATTAAAGATTCATATGTAATGAATATTAATGAGGGTAAGTAATGTTAAGATTTGGTGTTGTTGAAAATAGAAATGATCCAATGAAACTTGGCCGCTGCCAAGTTAGAGTTATTGGTCTTCATACACCGGATAAGTTAGAATTACCAACCCAAGAATTACCGTGGGCAATTATGATGCAGCCTACAACAAGTGCTGCAATGTCAGGAATTGGTTGGGCACCAGTTGGACCTGTGCCAGGAACATGGGTTATAGTAATGTTCCAGGATTCCGATATGCAACAGCCAGTTATTATGGGAACTGTTGGTGGAATTCCGGACGCAGTTCCAGTAACAATGATGGCCGACGATGACACTATTACTATTAAGGATGTCAATGGTGTAGCAACTAGGCAAGTAATCAAAACATCAAACGGTGCAATAACATCATCGGCAACTGAAAGCGCTGAGTCAACTGAGTTTATTACTTCTGGTGGAACCGATGAAAGCGATCCTAAAACGGTTCCACCAACTGGTACATTGAGCCCAGCTGAAGCGGAATCCAATATCAAATTAATATTAGCCGCGTGCAAGGCTGAAGGCATTAATAATAAGTTGGCCAAAGCAACCATATTATCGATTATTGGTGCAGAGTCCCAATGGATTCCTACATCGGAAAATTTGACATTTAAAAATTCCGGTGAAGCTATGTCTAGATTCCCTAGCATATCAAGTGATGAAGCTAAAACCTATGTAGACAATCCAACATTTGTTGCAAATTCAATATATGGTCCCGGCACTACATTAGGAAAAATGATAGGAAACTCCAATGAAAACGATGGAGCGAAATTCATCGCACGTGGAATGATTCCAATTAAAGGTAGAGCAATACATCTTACATTAGATTCAGCTCTTGGTATAAAATTCGTTGATGGAATTTATGCCGGTGGAATATCAGAATTGCCCGATCAACTTATATCGAATCGCCAACTTAGTGCAAAGTATGCGGTTAAGTATATCGTGTACATGATGCAAAAAGGAATCCCGCATAATGATTTGCGATTCTTTTATTCAGCATGTAAATCAATAAAATCAAATGCAATTGATGTTGATGCTAAACGTAAAATGTACTTTGAATACTTCATGGGACAGCGTCTTCGCGGATCATCAAAGAATGCGCTTGCGTATGACAATGAATCAACTGTAACTGGAAATGGGATTGTTGTTCAGCCCGGTGGGGATCGTTCAAGCAACTATGGGTCCGTTGGATTCACTGATCCCGATGGAAAATATCCGCTTCGTGAATTATTAAACGAAGCCGATACCAATCGTTTGGCTCGAGGAAAAACTGAAGGCACCGTCGTAGAATTAAAAGATAATAGCAGAACAATCAATATCCCAATTACTGGTGGATCAACATACAGCCAACCAGTGGTGCCATACTCTAGCGAATATCCATATAATCATATGTATGAGTCGGAGTCAGGGCATCTGTTTGAAATGGATGATACTCCGGGGGGTGAGCGTATTCAGATGTACCATAAGTCCGGCACATTTACTGAGGTTGATGCAAACGGTACACAAGTAAATAAAATTGTTGGAGATGGATATCAGATCATTGAGCGTAACGGTTCTATCTATATCCAAGGCAGTGCAAATGTAACGGTTGATGGTAATATTAATATTCTTTGCAATTCTCATGCAAACATTGAAGTGATGGGTGATACAAATCTTGATCTTCGCGGGGACATGAACATGAAAGTTGCTAATGATGTAAAGATTAGTGCGGGTGGCAATTTTGGCATTAAAGTTAAAGGTAAGTTTGAGGTCGAAGCTGAAACATCGGCCAACGTGTATGGTAAGACTGAAGTATCGTTGATGAGTCCAGGCACGACTAACATATATGGCTCAGCACTGAATATGCGGGTTGCATTGAAGTCTCCAACTATAACCGATGCATTGTATACAACGACAGGGCAAATTAAGGGATCCGTATTACCGTTCCTAGATAGCCCAGAACGAAAGTCAACGGTTGAAGAGCCACTAGAGACACAAGAAGAATTTGCAGCCGATAAAAAGACAGCTGCAAAGATCAATAAATCGATTATTGGCGAAAAGTCAACTCCTCAAAATACGCCAAGTGAGAGCTGTGTTGTTGCTAAACCAAATTCAGTTAAGCACATTGCATCGACTGAAAAGGTTGTTTATCGAGGACAAAGTACAATTCTGTCAAGCCCATCATTTAAATTTAAAAATGATCCAATTAGACTATCACACCTTGACATATCATCGAGTGGTAAAGTATTTAACGGTGGAACAATAACAACAGAGCAAGCAGTTAAACTCGATAACTTGCAGGCAGTTGCTATTAATATACTTCAACCAATCTATGAAAAGTACGGTAGGTCATTTATAAACATAAGCTCTGGAATTAGAAATAATGCACCAAACCAATCTCCAACAAGTATGCACCCTAAGGGACAGGCTGTTGACTTTCAAATTAGTGGCAAGTACACCGACTATGCTGCGCATTGGACATTTATTCAGGAACTGCAAACATTACTAAACTATGACCAAATGATTTTGGAATATAGAGATCCTAAACCAAATGAAAACTTTAAACGCAAAGTTTGGATTCATATTGGATATTCCGGAGAAAAATGTAGAAAACAGGCATTCACAATGTTGAATGATCGTACATATTCCCAAGGATTCTGTTTGTTACTTCCTAAGTAGATATAAATAGTATATGGCTATTCAAACTAAAACATACGCTGACATTGATCTGAATTTTAGTAAGCACCCAGTGTCCGGCGACTTAGTAATGCGTTATGACGAGAATGCGATCAAGGCATCGATTCGTCATTTGTTGTTAACTAAGTACAACGATCGATCATTCAATAAAGAGATCGGTTCGAATCTAATGAACATTTTGTTCGAAGATATTAGCCCGGTGACCGTCGCCGTAATCAAACGTGAAATTACTAACACAATACAGAACTTTGAACCTCGAGCAAGAATTGACAATATTCAGGTTCTGACGAACGAAGAGCAAAACGAAGTAACAATCAATTTAGTATTTACTGCTGTTGGTAAGTTTAACCCAACATCATTATCAATGGCAATAGGAAGAACACGCTAATGAGTTCAAACACTAGGATCGCAGCCTCAGAATTAGATTTTGACAAGATCAAGTTAAATTTAATTAACTTCCTCAAAGGCCAAGAACAATTCAAAGACTATAACTTTGAAGGTTCTGGTATGTCAGTCATTCTTGATCTGTTGGCATACAACACTCACTATCGCGGATTGTACGATAACTTCATCATCAATGAAATGTTCATTGACTCAGCATCGAAGAGAAGCAATATTGTATCAAGAGCTAAAGAGTTGGGATACACTCCTAAGAGTCGAATCGCATCACAAGCCAGTCTCGGGTTAACGGTTACCGGTGTTATCAATGGTGCATCGACTTTAACACTACCAAAGAACACTACATTCTCTGGATATGTAAACAATACAACATATACATTCTACTCAACTGAGATTATGTATGCAACGAACGTTAATGGCACATATACATTTACTAACATTCCAGTTCGTGAAGGTCGCCCACTAACTACTCGTTTTGCCGTAGGAACCAACACTCGATACATTCTTAAAAATCCTGGAATCGACACAACGACAATTTCGGTGAGTGTTCAGGAAAATGCAAACACTGGAACTTATACAGTTTGGAAGAGTACACAGGACATCGTTGGTATCTCTAGACTTGATCAAGTTTATTGGATTAAAGAAGTACTAACCGGCCAATACGAATTGGAATTTGGTAACGATGTAATTGGTAAAGGGTTAGTTGCCGGTAACGTTGTGCAAACTGACTACTTTAGTACATCGGGATCAATCGCTAACGGCGCACAATTATTCCGCTACACTGGAGCATCGCTCGGTGGAACCGTTACCGTTACTACAACCGTTGGTTCGTATGGTGGCGATGACATTGAAACAACCGATTCTATTCGATTCAACGCTCCTCGTTACTTCTCGAATCAGAACCGCGCAGTTGTTACCGATGACTACATGAACTTGACATATAGTCTAGTGACTGATGCAGCATCAGTCAACGTTTGGGGTGGAGCTGATGCTGAACCCCCTCAATATGGTCGCGTATTCATTTGCATTAA